TATTTGAGGTTGACCAAATGAATCCGTTAGAAGATATATTTGAAAGTGCTAAAAAATGTGCATTGATAGCATTGGAGGTGAAGCAAAAATTTATACATAAAGAATATTTAAGACTTCTAGGAGAAGAGGACATATTAAAAGAAGTTAAACAAGAAATCAAAAAATTATGATGAAGAATTTAACAATAGTATTAGTGTCAATGGGATTAATCGCAGGAGCATATAATTTAGTAACTGGTATGCAAGATTTAAGTTTATTTATAAAACTATTTAGTTATACACTTTATAACTTTTTAGGTTTGTATTGGATTAGAGCATTAATAAAAGAAAAATAAAATTATGGAAAAATTTACAAATTTTTATGAATATTTAAATATTAAAAGGAAAAATGGATCTAATAAATATAATTTTTATGTAGAAGCTAGTAGGCTTAAATTTAAAATTATTAATAATAGTAATGGTCATAATTATTCAGCTTTTTTAGATGAAGATGGTTATTTAAGATTTAATAATATGGAAAATATAACTTTTAATGGTTCTTCAATCTCAAACGGATGTATTAAAGGCTTAACAATAGGTAATAATATGTATCTTTCAGATATATATCCTGTAATATCTGTATCTAAAATAGAATTACTTACTGAATTAGAAAATTTAGATGCTGATATTAAAGAGATCCTTGAAAAAAAAGATAAAAATATAGCCATGTTGCTATATATGACAGAAAACGATTTAAAAGAACTCGAAGAAACACAATTCAATGAGTATACTCTTAATTGTATTACAGGTATGAAATTACCTAAAGAAGAAATATTAACTTAATTATAAAAGGAAGGTATACGGTAGGATGAAAAATGTATGATTGAATTACCAAAAGAAATAACCAAGTCCACTAGGATTAATCCAAAGACAATGGTACTGTTTAGTCAACCTAAAACAGGGAAGACAACAATAGTAGCAGCATTAAAAGATTGTTTAACAATAGATTTAGAAGAAGGAAGTGATTTTGTAGATGCGCTTAAATTTGACGTAGTCAAAGAAGCCAAAAAAGCAGAAAAATTACCTATAGTCGTGTTAAAAGAGTTAATTAATGCTATTAAAGAAGCTAACAATGAGAAAGGAGATTACGTCTATAAGTTTATAGCTATAGATACAGTAACTGCTTTAGAAGATATAGTTCTTCCGTTAGCAAATAAAATGTATAAGGACACGCCTAAACCAAAAATTGGGCTTTATATAAGAAATTATATAAAAAAACTCTTTGAATTGCTTGGAAATCTCAATTATTTTTTGTATATTTGTATATATGAAAGATAAGAGACAATTAGCAGCTAAGATTTTAAATAAAAAATTTGGTGTACTCCATGTTTTAGAATTTTCACATATTAAAAAATATAAGAAATTCTTTAAATGTGAATGTACAAGATGTAATAACTTTACAGTTGTTAGGTCTGACCATTTATTAAAATTACCTAAATCATGTGGTAATTGTGTAAATACTCTACAAAAAGAGATAGCAGATAAAAAATATAAAAAATTAAGAAAATATAAAACTATTTTTAATTATTATAAATCAAATGCTAAAACTAGATGTATAGAATTTAATTTAACTTTAGATGATTTTATTGACTATATAGATTCTAACTGTTATTATTGTAATGATAATAAATCAAAAGGAATAGATAGGGTTGATAATTCAAAAGGTTATTCTAAAAATAATTGTGTTTCGTGTTGTAAATTTTGCAATATTATGAAAAATAATTATACATTAGAAGAAGTTTTAGATAAAGTTAATAATATTTACAATAAACATTTAAAATAAAGTTCAACGACTATCCCGAAAGGGAGTACACTACAAGCATATGGTAGTGGAAGCGGAGAGTACCTAAACAAATAATGTTGTAGGTAAAGATATAGTCTAATCTATATGGTGACATATAGCGGTAAACATAGGTATACTTAACGGTATACCTTTTTTAGTTTACGGATATAGTAGTTGCGTACTATATTGAATATAAATGATGGGTAGAAATTGGGACGGTGTTGATGTAACGACATTAGCCAATGGTGCTGGGTATAGATATACCCGTAACGCATTATCAACGGTACTAAATGAATTAGAAGACATTTGTGACACTCTTGTTATTCTAGGACATACCAAAGATAAAGACGTTGAAAAAGGAGGAGAGCTTATTACAGAGCGTAGCTTGGATTTAACAGGCAAATCCTCATCTATTTTATGTTCACAAGTTGATACTATAGGATATGTATATAGAGATGAAAATGAAACCGTGATTGATTTCAAACCATCTCAAAGCATAATTATAGGGTCAAGAAGTGATCATTTAAAAGATAAAAAAATTGTAGTAGCCGTTTCTGATGAGGCTGGAAACGTTAAAGTAGATTGGTCTCAAATTTTTAAACAATAATAAAAAAGATAGAAAGAATATGATAGATTTAAATGGAAATGATTTTGCTGGTGGAAGTGCAATTTTTAATAATGGCGACGCTGGTGTAGTAAAAAATGTTGAAATTAAAGTAGAAAAGCGTAGTGCTGATGTACCTGAAACATACCCTGATTTTAGGGTGGATATATTTGATAGTACAGGAGCTAAAATAAACGCAGGATTTTATTATTTTAAGCCCAATCCAACTGCAGATGATACATATAATAAAAAGAGAGAGGTGCAAGAAGTTTCTCGTGTAGTGCATTTAGCAAAAGCAGTTATGGGACCTGACTATAAATTCCCAGAAGTAAATTCTTCAAGAGAAGCATTTGACGTACTATTTAGTTTAGTAAATAAAAATGCAGAAGGTAAAAAATTTAATGTCTTTACCACTTATGGTACTATATCTCGTCCTAATAAAAAAGGATATATGGGATTAAGATATTTTAATTTTATAGAGCCAGCAGGAGATACTACTAGATTTAGAGTAGGTCCACAAGATTTAATGGAAAGAGTAACAGCTGATAGTCCATCGACTACACCAGCTTCAGGTACTACTTCAACAGAGTCTTGGGTATAATTATTAATAATAGGGGGCAGAAATGCCCCTTATTTTATCTTAGATTATGAATTTAAATATAAAAGCTTTAACTAAGTTAGATTTAATGAAAGAAGTACAAGATGTTGATATCTATAAGCACTATATCGGACAAGATATAGGCAAAGATTCAAGAATTTTGTCACCTCTTAGAGAAGAAAAAAGACCATCATTTGGTTTTTTTATTGGAGAATCAGGAGAAATATGTTATAAAGATTTTGTACTAGGTACAGGAGATTGTATACAATTTGTTCAAGAATTATTTGGTCTCAATTTCTATGATGCTATGAGTAGAATAGTAATAGATTTTAATTTAACAGATAAATTTCATTATAGAAATTTAGGAAAAGGCACAGAAAAGAAAATTGAAATAAGTAATAGAATGGAAACTATAAAAAGATTAAAAGAAGGTAGGACTATTAATATTACTAGACGTAAAGCACAACTACATGACGTAGATTTCTGGTATAAGTTTGGTATAACAAAGAAAACTTTATCAGCGTATAATGTTCATCCTATTGAATATTTTTTTGTCAATGGTAATGCTATTAAAGCAGATAAATATGCATATGCTTTTATAGAAACTAAAGACAACAAAGAAACTTATAAAATATATCAACCCTATAATAAAGATTTTAAATGGTTAAATGACCATGATGAATCAGTATGGCAAGGTTGGTCACAATTACCTGAAAAAGGTACAACACTTATTATAACTAAATCATTAAAAGATGTGATGGCTATTACAGATGTATTAAATATACCTTCAGTAGCATTACAATCAGAATCAGTTAAACCAAAGGATAAGATTATTAAAGAACTCAAAGATAGGTTTGAAACAATACATATACTTTATGATAATGATTATGATAAGGAAACTAATTGGGGAGAGAAATATAGTGAAGCTTTATCAAAAGAGTTTAACTTATTATTTTCACAAATTCCTGAAGAATATAAATCTAAAGATTTTAGTGACTTAGTTTTTAATATAGGTGAAGAAAAAGCAAAAAAACTCTGGGAATACAGTTTATGTATCCCCTTTTAAAACAAATAAATATGAAAATAGCAGTATATGGCTCTCTTAGAGAGGGTTTAAGTAATCACAGTTTAATAGAAAGTTCAGAATATGTGGGACAATTTGAAACACCTCATATGTATAATTTATTAGATTTAGGGGCATTCCCAGGACTAACTAAAAATGGTTCAACTTCAGTAGTTATGGATGTATATGAAGTAAATAGTAAAATTTTAAAAAAATTAGATGCATTAGAAGGATACCGTGCAGAAAATTTAAAATCAAGTTTTTATATCCGTGAAAAAATTGATTCACCTTTAGGACAAGTATCTACTTATTTTTTAAATAAAGATCATCCAACAGGAGAGGATAATAAAGTATCTTCAGGAGATTGGACTGATTATTATAAAACAAAAAGAATAACTAAAACATATTAATAAATGTCAAGACCATTATACACATCGTTTAGACCTAGAATAAGATCTAGGCACCCATCTCATTCTATATTGAGACCAGCTAGAAAAGTACTACCTTTATTCCCATTTAAATCAGTTATTAGACTAGGTTCTACAACTGAAATAAGTGATACTAATACTATGGGAGGTAAAAGAGTAGAAGTAAATACTGTTAAAGCTATTAAGAATTCATCTAATAAACTATTAATGAAGCAAGCATTTACTGATAATGAAGTAATAACTGCAGATTGGTTTAAAATAGGAATGTTATCACCTGATTCTTTCCATGATGCTGAATTATCAGTATATGGTGGGAAAGTAGGAGAGCATTTAGCACCAGAAAACTTAGCATTAGATGATGAGAATATTAGCTTTCCTATTATTTCTAAAAGCCTATATGGTAGTAGAAATAAAGGGAATAAAAAGCATGACACTTTAGAAGAACTAATTACATGGTTAGAAGGTAAAGATCTTAGTAATTATATATTTGAAAAGTATTATAATTATACAAGAGAATATCGTTTGCATGTAACCTCTGAAGGCTGTTTCTACACATGTAGAAAAATGCTTAAAAGAGATACACCAGATAAAGACAAATGGTATCGTAATGATGCTCATTGTGTTTGGATAATGGAGGAAAATGAAAGCTTTGATAAACCAAGTAACTGGGATGTCATTGTAGAGCAATCTGTTAAAGCATTAAATGCTGTAGGACTTGATATAGGAGCTGTTGATTTAAAAATACAATCTGCTACAAATGCAGATGGAGATACAAGAGAAGATCCTAAATTTGTAGTTATTGAAATTAATTCAGCACCTTCATTTGGTACTGTAACAGAAGAAAAATATATTGAAATTTTACCACAAATATTAAATAGAAAATATAAATTAATATGAAAACAAAAATTAAACCAAATATTTGGGTGGTTATAGTAAAAGATGATTACACAGATAATCTTGTTGATTTATTATCAACACACTATAATATTACAGATCAAATATTTATAGGAAAAAATAGTAAAGCAGCTACTTATTCAGCTCTTTCACTTCTTGATGAAAATACAGAGCTTATTGGCGTATTTGGTAATAATACAAGTATAGATTGGGATGACTTGTATCCTGACAATACATATAATAAAAAAAACATAACTAAGCAAAGAGTTTCATACTCACATAAATTATTTAATATGTGTAGTGAACAAGGTATAAAAATGGTTGGGTTTGGAAATGGAAGTACTTATATAGGGTTAAGATTTGGATGTAAATTATTATTTAATAACTCTGATATTAAAACACATTCTACTACATTTATAATTGGAGAAAAGGCTAATGATGTTACTTTTAATGTAAATTCAAATCATTCTGTTTTATTATATCCTCGTGATATGCATTATACTTATTATGATATACGAGCTTTTAGTGCGTATTATTCAGAAGTAGTATACCATAATTCAGTTGGTGATATAATAAATGTAGGTAAGAATTTTGTTGAATCTGAAATTATTAAGTTTGATAATGCTATAGTATTCCAATATGATGTACCTAAACCAGAAGAATCTGTAATTAAAAATTTAACAATACAAAATATTTTATTATGATAGAAAAAGTAACATTAGGAAGTGACCCTGAATTATTTTTACAAAATGAACAAGAATTAATCTCTGCAGAAGGATTAATAGGGGGAACTAAAGAAAACCCAAAAGAAGTTAGTGGTCTTCCTGGATTTTTTATTCAAGAAGATAACGTTATGGTAGAATTTAATATACCAGCTTCAGATAATGAATTAACATTTAAAGACAACATAGGAATGATGTTGGATTATGTTGAAACAGCAGCATTAATACATGATTATAAAATTAGTGAACAAGCTTCTGGAGAATTTAATCGTAGATTTTTAAATACACCTCAAGCATCTGCTTTTGGGTGTGATCCAGATATTAACGTGTATACTGGGCAAAAGAATAAAGTAAATGTTTCTAATGGAAATACTTTAAGAACTTGTGGAGGACATATTCATGTTGGGTATGAAAATCCAAATAAAAAAATGTCTGCAGATTTAATAAAAGCTATGGATATAACATTAGGACTAACTTCTCTTAGTTTAGATAAAGACGATAGAAGAAGAGAACTATATGGTAATGCAGGCTCTTTTAGATTTAAAGATTATGGTGTTGAGTATAGAACTCTTTCTAATTTTTGGATATTTAAAGAAGAAACTATTGCATGGGCTTGGCAAGGCACTATGGCGGCTATAGGATTAGTTAACTCTGGTATTATAAAAGAGCTTAAAAAAGAATATAGTGCAACTATACAAAATTGTATAGATAAAAATAACAAAAGTCTAGCAAAAAAATTGTTAGTAGAGATTAATAATTATATAAAAAACAAAGAAGTATGTGTGGAATATTTGGACACTCAGGACGCAGTCCTAAAAAAGTAAGCATTGATAAATTAAATATATTAGGTATCTGGAATGAAGAAAGAGGTACTGATTCATGTGGTTTATCAATGGATGGTGATATATTAAAAGGTGTAAAGTCTCTATCTCAGTATAGGGACTTTATTTCTCATTATAATATAGAAAGCCCTCAAGTAGTGCCTGTAGTAATTGGGCATACTAGAAAAAGTACAGTAGGGGCACATACATTATCTAATGCTCATCCATTTGGATTTGGAAAACTAAAAATAAAAGATTTTAAAAATCCTGGATATGAGTTTATAGGAGTTCATAATGGAACTTTATTAAATCATAAAGAATTTGCTACTAAAAGAAAAATTGAGTTAGAAAAAACAGTAAATATTAAAGTCAAAGTCTCAAAAGTAAATGAAGATGATAAATTTGAAATTAAAGAAGAAACTGTTAAGAAAATTGATAGTGAGCTTCTTTTAGAGTGTCTTTATTTTGATGAAGATTATAGTGTATTATCGGAATATAATGGAGCAGCTGCCTTAATATGGACTGACCTTAATAAACCTAACACTGTTTTTTATTATCATGGTAAATCTGTATCTTCAGAAGGAGATAAAGAAACTAAAGAAGAAAGACCTTTATATTATTGGAAAGAAACTAGAAATAGTTTATATGTTTCTTCTATAGCAGATAGTTTATATGGTATTGGAGGTGATGCAGATACAGTAGATATGTTTGATCATAATACAGTATATGAAGTTACTGATGGTAACATAGAAAAAGCTATTAAAACAGTTATTTCAAGAGAAAAAAACTACCAAAAAGAATCTTATCCTAATTATGGATATGGTGCTTGGGGACATTATGGAGATAGATGGGGACATCATAATAATTATCATAATGGAAAACCTACTGCATCTGTAGTAGATGCAAAGGAAAGAAAAGAAAAAAGAAATCGTTGGAAAGTAGATAGCCCTGGAATGGTTGGAAAAACATATCACCCTAAAATAGGATCACCTGAACAAATACAATTAAATTTACAAGTTCCAGTTGATACTACTTTATTAGAAGAAGAATTTGATTTAGATCAAGCTACTTCTAAAGGTATAACTCAAATGAAGCAACTTAGATATTGGAGAAATGGGCATCTAACAGATGGTGTATTTGGTTATATAGATGGACATGGTTATTACTTCCTTGGGATTAGTAAAACTACTGCATTAAATGCTTTAAAATTATGGGCAGGAGTAGCCTGGTCTAAAAGAATGTTTCATACAGTAAAAACACATGCTAATGATGCATTTATACCTTTTAAAAAAGAACAGGTAGAATTAGACCCTGATAGCTTCTTACATTATATGCATGAGGGTATTAGATATAGAAATCATCTTGATTGGTTAAGTGTTAAACAAGATGCAAAAAAAGCAAAGCGATTTGGTATAACTGAGTTATCTATGATTTCTGCTCATCCTATTATTGATTTAAATTTAGGACGTAATAGAGCTATGGGTGTATATTATAGAGGAGTACGTTGTAATGGTATTTTTGCCCCATTAGGCTCTACTAAGAAATATAAATTCCGTTTTGGAGAACTTACTAATATATCATTTATACCTGGTTATGTACCTGATGCTTTAACAAGTGGTTATAAGCAATTATATACTTTAAAAGACAGTAGTGCATTTTTAGCCCAGTCTATAGATGATGAAAAAAGTAAGCCAAGTACTGCACTTGTAATAAAAGAAGTTGATTTGCTTGAAGTAGAAGATGTTGCGTATGTTGAAGTGGATACAGAAAATCTTTGTGATGAAGGAGAATCTTGTAAAGCATCATTAGACACTAAGTTAGAAGAGATTATTAAAGCTAAAAAAGTAGATAAAGTCTCTGATATTATAGATGAATTAGAATTAAATGAAACAGAACAATTAAATGATATTTTAATAAACCATTTTCATGCTAATTTTGAAAATTTTCCAGGGGTATTAAAAGAGTTAAGAAAGTTAAGAAAGAATAGTGTAAAAGCAGAGATAGCTTATAAAGCTGTTCAAGCCTTTTTAGCTAGTTGCTCTGCAATTGTATCAGTAGATATGGAAATAAATAGATTAAAAAATAAAAAATAAAAATGAGTGATTTAAAAATAGTAACAATAATAAATGGCGAACGCCACCCCCTTACTTCTTGTATGAAGATAAAGGGGGAATATTATTTGGTGGCTGATTCTACAATAGAAAATACAGATTCCTTTGTATGTTTTAATGTAGAAGAAAAACATTATCGTTTATCTGCAGGAAGTATTATTTATGACCACAGATTAAAAAAATATGTTTTAAGAACCCAAGTAGATGTAGAAAGAGGAGTAATAGCGTTTGATAAAGATTATAATCCTATTTTTGGAGCATTTTCAAAAACTAGACAATATGAAAATATAATTATTAATTACAAACGAAGAAGATTTGAATGTATAAATATAGATATTTTACAGCCTTTATTAGACAAAGAAATATACCAAGAACGTTTAAGTAGTGGAGTTTTTTATAAAAGAACTGACTTACCAATAACTGAGTTTAATAAAATTAGAGCATGTGATGAAGACTATAAACGAGGATTAGCGTATAATTCTGGAGGAGCATTAGAAAGTGCTACTAATATATTTAAAAAAAGATATAAACCAACTGTTTTTAATGATGCTTTATCTAAATATGAAAATATAGCAAAAGATTATACTTTTGGATTGGAATTTGAAACGGTAAAAGGAGATATACCAGCTAGAATTTGTGATACATTAGGGTTGATTCCTTTAAGAGATGGTAGTATAGATGGCATAGAATTTGTTACAATACCTCATTCTGGAAAGAAAGGTATGCAAGCAATTTTAGACTCTTTAAAAGAACTTTCTAAAAGAACAACTTATGATAAGAATTGTGCTTTACATATACATGTTGGTAATTTACCAAGAACAGTAGAATTTTTCTGCGCTTTGACTAAAGTACTTTGTGTATTACAACCTGCAATTTATAAACAATTTCCATTTTATACTAAAGGTGGGTATCGTTTAAAGAATAAGGATTATACTGCACCATTGCCAGCTGAAGAAATTTTAGCTGAAATGCCTAATAAAATAAATAAAGACAATATGGCTGAAGCATTTGAGCCTATTTTTCAATTTTTATCTATGGGGCATACATTTAAGGAGTTTGACAATGATTTATCTAATGTTACTGAACATCCTTCAGATCCTAGGGGAAATAGCAAATGGTATGTTAAATCAAGGTATCGTTGGGTAAATATGATTCCTTTGTTATTTGGTAACAAAGAAACTGTAGAGTTTAGAATTCATACTCCTACTTATGATCCAGATAAAGTTATTAATTTTTTAATACTTTGTTTGGCTATAGTAGATTATGCAAAGAAAAATGAAACTAATATTAATTCAGGAAAATACCGTGTTAAAAATTATGATAATATTCAAAATATTGTATATACGTATATAAGTCAGTTTAGTGGATATGGTTCATTAGAAAATCATATGAATAACTATTGGAAAGTTAGAAAGAATTATCAACAATCTTCATTATTAAATGGAGATTTTTATGCAAATGAAGATGATTTTTATCTTACTAAAAAGTTATTTCAAGATTTTAAAAGCACTAGTAAAGATATTTTAACTAAAGATCTTAAAAATGTTTTATATGGTGGTGATTGGAATAATTTTACTACAGTACCAAGTTCTGACAGAGGATTTATAATAGATACTAATGAAAATATTAGAAATAATGTAACAAGGTATTTAAGAAGTACTCAGGAAGACGCTAGGGTAGATGGAGATACAGTTTGGATTAGACGAAAGGGAGATCA